TATCCTGACACAGGACATATACGGCAATCACAAGGTCTGCATATTCGTCCAAGTCCGTAAGTGCGGTGTAATTGGCAATATAATCTTTGGCAACTGTGAGAAATGTCTGCAACTGGATTTCTTCAGCACCGCTGACCTCACCCAAACGGATGAAGTCAGCAATGTCCTTTGTGGTGATTTCGCTCACCTTTGTGACCATATTCATTCCCCCTTAAGAGGATTTCTTTTTAGGCTTCTCAATCGGTTCGACATAGCCAGCACGGATCAAGTCCGTGACAATGTGCTTGTCACGGATATTCTTGACCTCGTTCTTTCTCATGGACACCAGACCGCTGAAGCCAACTAATGCCCTGACTTCCATAATTAAGCCATGGTCAGCTTGGCAATCTTCTGGGCATTCTCAACCTTGGCATCAAACTCGACCCAAGCATTGACACCGACAGCGTGCTGGGTGGCAAACTTCTCACGCAGAACATTCAGTTCCAGAGCATCACTTCTCTGCTTCAGGGCAAGACCGCTGAAGTTGCCGAAGTAAATGACAACCTTCTTGGTTGCAATGTCAGGCATATTGTCAGACACCTCGACAGGGTAACCCAGCAGATAGCCGTCATACTCGCCACTCATATCGTTGTGGAACACCAGGCGGTCATCACCATCCTTCAGGCACTCAATGGCGGTCAGGGTGGCATTGGACATGATCCACTTTGCACCCTTGCGGAAACCCTTCTTGACGGAGTTCTTCAGCTTGACCAGTTCATCAGCGGTGATGGCGGTGGCAGAAGCTGCGTTCACATTCAGGCTGACACCACGCAGACCCTGAACCTTGCCGTCAGTACCAATCAGGCACTCTCGCTCCATGAAACGAGCAACAACCTCGGCAACCAGATTGACCACGGTGTTCTCAAGGTCGATGTCGGTGTTGTTAATCAGGGACTTGCCCAGCTTGACCAACGCACCAGCAAGGAAGTTCTCCAGATTGACGGAAGTAAACTTGCCGACCTTGCTCTCCAGTTCGGTGAAGTCCTCGGCATAAGCCATGGTGATGTCGGTAGAACCATCAGCACCATACACAGGGACTGCCAGAGTACCCTTGGTGTCATACTTGGTTGCATCACGCAGAATGTTGGACATATCGTAGGCGGTGCTGATAATCTTCTTTGCAATGGTCTTGGGGATAATGGCACCGTTGTTGCCAATGGTCAGGTTGGCATCGGCACGATTCTCAATCACACCACGCACATAGTCAACAAACTGCTTGCTCTCACGGATCTCCACATCGGTTCTCTGCTCATTCTTGTTCATATTCTTGTCCTCTCTTTCAATGGTTTCATCAATGTTTTTGATTTCGTTTTCGTACTTTGCGAAGTTGTCTGCTTCTGCCTTGGTCAGGCTTCTCTTTTCCGCTTTGGCGGTGTTGAGAATGTCCTGAAGCTGACTCAGCAAATCGTTTCGCTTTTCCTCAAGTGCTTTGCGATTCATTTTGCTTCTCCTTTACTTCGTCAGTTTGGCAAGCCGTGCTTCAAATGCGGAATAATCGATGGAACGGCTTTCCTGTTCCTCGGTTTCTTCCTCGGTCTGCTCGGCTTCGGCATCCTCTGCCTTTTCCTCGGTCTGCTCCTCGGCATCCTCGGCTTCGGTTTCTTCAGTTTCCTCTTGCGTTTCCGCTTCGGTTTCTTCAGTTACCTCGGTTTCCTCTTCAGTTTCCTCTGCCTTTTGCTCGGTCTTTAGTGCTTCAATCACTTTAGCTGCGACCAACTCAGCCAACTCCTCAATGCTGATGGTAGGCTGTTCGGTCTGCTCGGTTTCAGCGGTCTGCTCCTGTTCAAAGGCATCTGCTCGAATTTCCTTCATTCTTGCACCCCCTTCCCTTGTTTCGATACTAGTACCATAATAGGCTGGTGCTTTGGTGTCATCCAAGATGGACACCTCATGCAGATCCAAGTCTGTCACGGTTCTAATTTCGTCATTGCCTTCGGTGGTGATAACATCATCGTTGGCAATGAACCCAAAACTCCAACCAGACAGCTTGCCGTCCCTTGCTTTCTGCACAACCTCTTTGTCCGTGATGGTGATTTCGGCTCTCAAGCCAATGTTGTCTTCCTCAAGCACGGCACTTCCGTCTTCGGTGGATGCAAGAACCCTGTTTTCATCGTGGTTCAGCAACACAAGCACATTGCTATTCTTCTTCAGGGCATTGCGGAACACTCCAGCCTTGATGCGTTCGAGAAAAGTCCTGACCCTTCCGTGCAATGTTTCACGGATAGGCTTGGACAATCTCTCAACTGCGTTCACATATCCATGAATGAATACACTATCGTTTCTTATCTCTACTCGCATTATGTCACCCCCTTCCTTGCGTTCTAAGCGGTTTTATTTTTCGGTGTCCACTTTCACCTCGTTGGTGCTGTTCTGTCCGTCCTCGCTGACAGGCTCACCGCCACCCATATTCACAGTAGAATTGGTGTTTGGTGTGTAGATGTTGCCTGTCTTGGTGTCCAGAAGCACATCACCCAAGCCAAGGTTGATGACATCCAAGCCTTCAAGAGCATCGTCATCTTCCATGTAGCGGATCTCATTCCTGGTCTTGAAACCGCACTCAATAGCAATCTTGTAGGACTCAAACCGCTCCTTCATGCTACCCTTGTACAGTTCCTTTGTGTCAGGTGCAAAATAAAAGGACTTCTTTTCTTTCTCAAGCAAGAAGTCCCTGTTCAATGCCGTGGCAAATGCCACAGCAATCGGCATGATTGCGTTTTTGATGGTTTCCTCATAGGTAGAACCGATGTGGAAGATGTCCTTGATTTCGCTATTGAATGTGATTTGCTTTGCACTAATCTCGTTCTCTTTGGAAGTGTTGCTTGCCTCTTGGAATTCCATGCCATCGTTCAGGATGACCGTGTTGGCATTGCCAGCATAGTATTTCTCCCACGCATCCTTCAATGCTTGGATGGATTTTTGATCCAAGTGCTTCTGCGACTTGATGAAGCCTTTTCTGCTACCGCCTGTGACAGCAATGTCATAGTCATAACACAACCGCTTGAAGGCGGTCTGCAATGCCTTGCTGATTTCGTCCGTCAATCCTCTGCCAGCTGCACCCTCCTTGCTGTTCCGCAACAGTTTGATAAACTGATGCTTTTGGAACATATCGGCATCCACCATCAAGGTGAAGTCCTTGTGGATGGCTTTCTCGTTCTTCTGCACCATCACCTTGTCGCATGGTACATAGTACAAAGCGGTGAATTTGTTCCCCATCTTGCCGATGTAGGCATAACCGCCTTTACCAAGCAGATAGTCCTCACAGATTGCCTTCTTAAACTGGAATCCGTCAAGTGTGTCCCTTGTGTCATCGATAATGATCGTCACTCGTTCATCGGTGACTTCCTCGGTCACTCGCTTTCCGTCTTTCACAGTTTCCTTGTACAGTTTGAAGGGGATCTGTGCGAAGGTATTGCAGATAAAGTCAACACAACTCGCCACCGAAGGAATGGACAAGGTGCTTTCTCTGCTCATTTCGTAGCCGTTCAGCACGGCTCTCAACAGAACATCATCAACCTTGCCTTCGTTCAGCACTTCCTCTCGCTGTGCTTTCTTCTTAAACAACCCCATATTTTCACCCCCTTCCTGTCAAAATGTTTGGACGATGAATCCGTCCTCGAAAATAGTGTCTTGCTGGAGCAGATATGTTGCATTCAGCATTGCCATGACCATATCCACCTTTCCCTTTGACCGCTTCTTGTGTATGTAGCGGTTCATGTTCGTGTCGAATGTGCATCGTGCGTTTTCAAAGTTGATTTCCAGAAGGTTGTTCGGCTCATACTGGAATTCCTTGTTGACTATCTTTTCATACAGAAGTTTGGTAGGGGAGTGAAGTGTGTCACTATGCTGGCGAATCTGTATGCAGTTGATGCTTGCGTACTTGCCACCATCACCGCTTTCCCATTTTTGTGCCGATGACAGGGCATTGAAGCGGTCATATCCCAAAGCCTTGATATGCACACCATACTTCTCCTCAATGTGGAACACAAAGTCCTCTATGACTCCATAGTCAACGGTCTTGTTACCACAGGCAATGCACTTCATGGCTTCGATAAACTTTCTGTAATCCACTCGTTCAAACTGGCTCTTCTCTTCGATTCGTCCTTCAGGGATGAAAGCAATGGCATCTGCCAGGATGATGCCATCTTCCTCGGCAACCATGCCAACAGCACAGTTATCATTTGTCATTGCAAGGTCAACACCGATGTATACATCTCGGTCTTTCCAATCAATGTGGCTGACTTTGCATTGCAGAACATCGTTGATGTCAACGAAGGATTCCGTGCCAGCACCTTGGTATATGATGTTGCAATGTTTGGTCAGGAAGTTCTCTCTCGCACTCTCGATGGCAATGGCTCTTGCTCTTTTCTTCAGCAGATCTTCCCATATTTCAGGGATCTCCAAAGCCACAGGATTGCTGTGCTTCAGTATCATGTCATCGGTTGTCCAGTTCTTGGGATTGTCAGGCTCATACAACAGAGCAAACACCGTTTCATCATCCTCGATGCCGTCCAGCACTCGCTTTGCATAGCTGACTTCATCCTCAAAGGGATTGTTTGCCGTGGGATATTTCGTGGAAATGATACATCCCAGCTTGTTCAGGATGTTCAGCTGACCTGACCGCATGGCTTCAATCGCATAGGAATTCGGCAAAGCACC